TGAAGTTAACACCAGAAGCTGTAATGTCTCCACTTATCGCAATTGCTCGGTTTGTCTCGAGCGTTGAAGCTGTTGAAGCATTACCTACAACATCCCCTGTAAGCTCACCAATAAATCTTGCTGCTTCTACATCACCTAGGGTAAAGTTACCAGTTCCTGTGTTGATAGATCCAGAGACGTCACTATCATATCTGCCAACAAACTTAAATCTACCATCTGAGGCATCTCTAAAGAATCCAGCATGAGTAAATGGAAGTGCAGCTGTATTATAGTTACCAAAGAAACCAAAGTCTTGGTTTGCAGGAGCAGCTGTACCTTTCCAAGCGTCTGCTGAGTCGTGACCATTGTCCGCACCAACATCCAACGTAATGTTAAATCTTAGAGGAATGTCAGTCTTACCATCAGTCTTTAGATTCCATGTTGCCTGACCACCATCTGAGTCAAAGTTTTTCTGTGTAAACGAACCTGGATATGCAGGACCACCATTTGCAGAGTCAAAGCCCCACTTAATCTGATCGCCAGCGGCCGCAGAATCTGATACAAAGATATATGCAAAGTATGTGAGATCCGAGTCGCCTCTATAAGTATCTTTGAATGTAAAGTCATCAAGACCAACTGATCCGACAGCAGATGTGGTGATTGTGTCACCTTCTTGAACGGAGATGTATTGGTCTCCAACCGCTAGAGTAGCAACAGTTGTTTTGGTTTCTGACCCAAGGATGTTCAAGTTACCAGCAACTGTTAGGTTACCATCAAATCTTGATTCTCCCAAAGTACGTTGAGTTTCAAAGATTTCTGCTCTAAGATTAACAGAGATACAACCTCCTACGTTACCACCTGATGCTGAGTCTGCGACAAGCACTCGACCAATTTCAAATGGGAAGTCTGGGAATGCAGGGCTTGTTGCAACAAGTTCACCAGCAGAGTCAGGCGATACGTGAACAATGTCGCCAGCGGTAAATGCGGATGTGTCTAATCCTCCATACAAACCTCTTACAGTAACAAAGCCAAATGCACCATTGGCAATTTCATGAGATGTCAACCCAAGAGTTTCATACACATGGTTAAATGCGTTAGCTCTTGCTAAAGCAATGGTTGGAAAGTCGTTAGAAGTCCCAGATGTATAAACAGCTTTACCTTTGCCGATAGTTTGCCCAGAGTTGTTGTAAACTCTGATAATTTCATCTTGACCAAGTTTAACATTTATGCTAGCATTAGAGTATGTGAGTGCATCTGGACCTTGGAAGTAGAATAGATTACCTTCAGCAAATGTGGGAAGGTTATTGGGAACATCTATGTCTGTGTATGTCGTGGTATCAAAAGTAATCAGGTTAGTGTCGATAGAGTCAATATCAGCTTCACCAGTTACTTTTAACTTTTGGTGAATTCGTAAATTATTTTCATATTCATTAAACCTGTCAGCAATAAGAATTGTACCGGTACTTGAATCTGGGTTGACAACATAACCTATCTTAGCAGGAAATGATGTNTCGATGTTTGTTTCTGCTGTGCTCCATTTACCAGCAGAGTCCGCAGAAAGCCATATCTCAGCTCCTGCTGTTAAACCACCAGTGTTAATATCTCTCACAAGACCAAACGTTGTTACCCAACCGTGAGCACCATCCGGAATATTCATAGTAGCCACACCAGATGGTGAAGCTGTAGCGAGCACGTTCGCTCGTGCTTTGCTTACTTCCGGATGAGCATTGTGTGCAGTCCCAGAGATATATACAGCATCTCCATTATCAATCTGTACACCAGAGTTGTTGTGGACATAAAGAAATTCTTCTTGTCCAATGTTCATTACCACACCAGGTGTTGCATTCTCTCTTGTGCGTGGAACAAACGACAAGCCTTTTTGCTCATCTGAATCAACATACATTGTTAATGCGGTTGCACCAGCTGGGTTACCAACTTTTCTATCAAAAGTAATAGTATCTAATGCAGCAGAGTCTACTGTCACCTTGCCAAATACAACATCATCNGTNGTACCAACAGCCTGGCCAATGGCAACTGCTCCATCGGTGATTGTTACGCCTGTACCGCCGGAGAAATGCGCTCTGACTTCAGCAGCATTAGGACCAGTGTATGTCAGTACGCCTGTGCTACTATTGTAAGCTAAAGCACCGTCACCTCCAGCGTCTGTTACTGAGACAGCGTTCTTGGCATCGGAGTCAGCTCTTGCGGTTGTGTAGTAAAGATTGGTACCTTCAGCAAGTGTAGAAGTAGTAAATGGGGAGAGATTGATACTATCTACAAAGTCTGAACCTGAAGTGGTGACAGTCAAAGCACCTGTGCTTGAGTCAAACGACACCCCTGTGATACCAGAAACTGAAACAGTAGTTGCACTATCGATACGACCTTTAGCATCCACTGTGAAGACAGGGATCGCAGTTGTCGAACCATATGTACCAGCTGTAACACCAGAGTTGGCTAATGTCAACGGTAAAGTTACATTAGCTGAGCCATCAAACGCTTGGTTGGGCGCTGTAGCATCTCCTGAGATTGCAAAGTTTCTACTATTGGTTAAAGTATCAACCGAACCAGTAACAGCACCCGTAATACCTCCAGTTGCATTCAGCGTTCCTTTGACAGTAATGTCGGAATCAAATGTACCAGCGCCTTGGACTACAAGTCCATTCTTTACTACAAAATTCTTATTTGCCACGGTTCACTCTCCCCTGCAGCTTAGTTTATTATTGTTTTAGCATGCTTAATTGTAATAGTCTGGGAAGGTCTTCTTTGGAAGAATAGTCTAATATCACTACCATTCAAGTCCGCTGAGAATGTACCTAAGTCACTGTCGCCTGTAAATGTTACACCATATTCTACTGTTGCAAGATCAGAATCACCGTCATATGCAATCAGTATTTTACTTGTCTGGGCCTTTGAAGCTGTGCCCGTGGCTGACGTATTATTTGCTTGCAGCAAGTATTCGATTGACATTGCTGCTGAATCTGTTGTTGTTGTATCAACCAGAACTAATGAGTCTGAGGTTGCTGAATCGTATGCTGCAATGTCATTCTTATGAACACCCGATGTTGATACAATGTTTCCAACAACATCAATGTTGCCTGAGAATAAACCAGTACCCGTCGATAAGGAAGTAGGAGTAATAGCGCCTAGAGATATCTGTCCTCCTGCACTCAGACTTACACCATTAGCAACACTAAAGTGTGCAATCACTTCTGCTTGAGAAGGTCCTGTGTAAGTAATGACACCCGTGCTTGCATTATATGCTAGAGAACCATCTCCACCTGCATCTGTTACAGATATTGCATTCTTCGCATCACTATCTGCTCTTGCGGTGGTATAGTACAAGTTGGTGCCTTCTGTGAGGTCACCAGTATCAAATGCATTAAACACCGCAACATTACCACCCATTCCAGAGTGGTTTGAACAATAGTAATATAGTGTGGCCGCTGTAGCATATGTAACATCAATTTCAGTATATGCTCCAGCATTACCAGGCGTCCCAGCAGTCGCAACATTTACGGTATATTCACTACCACTATTGTGTGTGCCATCGGATGTGGTTGAAAATCTTAGAGGATGGCTAGCGTTTGAAGCATCTGACTGATCAAACTTATATTTTCTACCTGGTTCTAAAGATATTCTTGCTTGCTGTATACCATCAAGTTTAAATTTACCGCCCACAACAGTGACCGCTGTCTTAGAATTATCACTAATCCGCGCATCAACTCTTGCGTTGGTAAAATATAAGTTACCAGCCTCAGAGTCTTCTGCTAAGTCACCAGTATTTTTAGTTGCTAATCTTACATCAAATGCTGAATCAGCCCTTGAAGTTGTGTAGTATAGGTTAGCACCTTCAGTAAGGTTTGCGGTTGTAAATGGACTTAGGTTTACATTATCAGTAAACGATCCTCCGTCCGCTGTACCAATAGTTAAGTTACCATTGGCAGAATCATATGTAAATGAAGCCACGCCAGCAACTGCTACTGTACCAGCTGAATCCAATTGACCCTGTGCGTTTACAGTAAAGACAGGAACTAAAGAACCCGAACCATATGTACCTGCAGTAACACCGGTGTTGGTTATGCTAATTGTATCGGATGAAGAGTCGTATGTGATACCAGTACCACCATCTAACGCAGCACCCAAGTCTGAATCAAAGTTTGTTTTAGTGTATGTTGTTTCAACATCCAGTGAGAATTCACCAGTGCTTGCGTTGTATGCAATGTCACCACTACCAGAGAAGTGAGCTCTCACCTCTGCAGCAGATGGTCCTGTGTATGTTATAACACCAGTAGCTGCATTGTATGCTAATGATCCATCACCACCTGCATCGGTTATACTAAATGCATTCTTTGCATCGCTATCCGCTTTAGCGGTTGTGTAAACCAAATTTGGGAAATAAGAAGCTAATTCAGAAGAGTCAATTCTAAGAGCGTTAGTCGCACTGTTGTAGGCAAGACCTGTACCATCGATGTTGGTTGCATCTAAAGAAGTGTCGAAGTCTGAATCAAAGTTGGCTTGAGTGTATACACTTTCTACGTCAAACGAAAACTGACCAGTGCTGGCATTATATGTTAGATCACCAGCGCCACTAAACAACGCTCTAATACTTCCAGAGTCAAGAGTGACACCATCCTCGCCGATTCTTGTATTCGATGGCAATACAATACCATTGCCAGCTGAGTCTTCTCTTATTACTTGGCTACCAAGGAAGATTGTGCTTCCAGAGAGGTGTAGATCTTTCCATTTGTTTGTAGCACTACCAAGGTCGTATGCACTATCAACCGATGGAATTAAGTCACCACTAATAGTTTGGTTAGTAAGGTTTGCACCTAAAAGCTCAAAGCCACCTGCGGTCAGTCCATCATGAATCCGAATAGTACCCTTATCCGAGTCAACGGAGATCTCGCCCTTTTGGCCAGTAAAGGCATTATTCTGAGCTGTAGACCCCCTCCTAAACTGTAAAACTGTGGGCATTAATTTGCTTCCTTATATTGCAGAATCACTTGACTCGATTCCTAAATCTGTTGTTGCTAGCGTTCCAACTGGTGTTGTTAACATATCAAAGGTGACAAACAAAGGTTGGGCAAAAGCATCAGTTTCTGTTGCCTCTGATAATAACCCAAAATCCCCCGTTGGAACTTCAGATACACCTGCGTTTGCTACTTCGCCGTCAACATACGCTTTGGTTACTACACCTTGGTTATTGGTGGTCACAATAGCTGGTAATATTATATCACCCGTTAATGTTCCACCAGTCAAATTTAAGTAGTTGGATGTTAATTCGGTTTGAAGTAAATCCGAATCAATAAAGCTACTTACCTCACCACTATCGCTTCCTCTATAAAATAATCTACCGTCTTTTTGGTTTAGTGCCAACTCACCTGCAGATAAAGAGTCATACGATGGGACTGCACCCTGTGTCGTGGACCTCTTTATTTTAACTGTTGTATTTAGAGTAGACATCTAAAACCTATGTTTGTTCTATTTATACTTAAAATGTTCCACCATCAACCACAGTAATTTGTGAGATGAAACTGTTGCCATTGAATAAAAGCGCTTCGTCGATTGTATCACCACCTGCGATATTGATCACCTTATTGAAGTTCCACGCGTCTCCTGAGGCGTTGTATGTTATTGCTGCGTTCGAACCGGTGATTATCATCCCAGCTCCTGTAGCAGTAGCGGAGTCGATAGCGCTATCTGCAAGAACTATATTGAGATCATTGATAGTTAGAGTTGTTGAGCTAATTGTGGTTGTATCACCATGAACAATTAGATTACCCTCAATGTGAACCGTACCAGCTGATCCATCAGGATTTGGATCAACAAATATCTCTCCTCCAGTAGTAGATCGAAGAGTGTTACCTGATAATTTGAGATTGCCAAAAGTACCTGAGTTGATCGCCGAATCAAGATTGACAGTGATTGCATTCCCTGCAACCGATGTATTGATACCAGTGCCACCTGTTACAGTAAAGCTAGAGTCAAGAAGATTGACAGAACCTGTACCTGAATCTGCAGTGGTGTTAATAGTCGTTGCAACTGCAATCTCGCCAGCAGATTCAACAAGCCCAGATGCAGTGACAGTAAACTGAGGGATCTGAGTTGCGGTACCGTATGTGCCTGCAGTAACACCTGTTGGGGATAGTGATGATGAGTTTACAAACTTGCCACTACTAGCATCGTATATCAATATCTGATTATCTTGAAGATTAGTGATTTGTGTATCACCAAGACCATCTATCGATAAACCCTCAGAGCTATTTTCAAACTTCTGATTCGAACTATTGTATACTAGTATTTGATTGTCAACAAGATTGTTGATACTAACATCAGCGAGAGATGTGATTTGCAACCCGCCAACAACAGAACGGATAGGTGTACCAACAACAATCCTTTTAACTATTGTTGTTCCGTCAGTTGAGACTTTTTTTATCTGAGTTTCAGGGGCTGTTACTCTTACTACCATGGATCTTACTTTGTAACCGATGGAGTAATGTAAGCATTTCCTTCAAGCACTCGTTCGACAATAGTTGCACCACTACTATCAACAAATGATATCTCTACATCATACACATATTTTCTAGCATCAAGAGCGTCTGTCTCAGTATTGGTTAAAGACAAGTTAACAATACCCGTACTTGCAGTTACTACGGATGTAAAGTCATGTGTGTCTGCGCTATCACTATTGTATGTACGTTTTAGTTTGCCTGCTGCGGAATAACCTGATAAATTCTTTACAGAACCATCCTTGTTAACTAGGTGTATTTCTAATGCAACGTCAGTACCCTGATCTATCTGTATTTCTTCAAACTGAGCCATGTGAGAACCTTGTAAATGCTGTTCTCTTTATTTATAAGAAATAATCCTCATAGCCTTTGTAAAACTTAGGTTCATGCGATTGGTTAAAAACACAAACTTTCTTTTCTGGATAGAAGTATGAAGCTATCGATCCTTGAGGATGAGGAACCTTGTCGTTTGGTTTCAAGTTCTGACCTTGTTTGGTTCTAAAATAGTAGTCATCTTCACCCCAAGGTTCAAACCGTTGGTTAGAGATTTCATTGAATAAAAATCTATCTAATCCAACATACACTCTTTTATACAAAGAAGAGTTTACAAAGAAGTCGCTAAATATGGATCCTGTAGTGTTGTTCTTCCAAGCCAAGATGGATGAATTGTAATAGTTAATTGATCCGTTGTCGAAGTTAATTAGCTTATCACCATCTGTGAATGATGTGTCTATAATCTTTATCTTGTTGCCAACATCAAAGAAGTGATCTATATTGTTTTGTATTACAACATCTAAATCAAAATATACGTTGACATTTCCAGGTACTAGGTTATGTTTAAACAAACAGATTTTCCACCACCATGCGCGCAACTCAAGTTCTAAATTTAGAGGGACAATATTGATATTAGTATCAATGCCTGCAGGATCTTCTGTCATGCAGTAAAAAGTAAATGGCAAGGAAGTGTTTTTCCTCACCATTCGATAGAGTCTATTCACATGATCAGAAGAGAACTTATCTCCCCATTTAACACAGATTACATTCCGTCCCAAAGCTCCTTGATCCAAAAGTTCGCCTCCTCTATCATATTACTATTATATATGAAGTGTACAAGACTGAGTTTTTTGTTAAAGTGGCAAGGAGGGTTAATCATACCTTCTCCTGTCAGCTTTCTGTAAGAATCGTTGAATTCATACAAATAGACAAACTTATTGTTGTGCCACACGTAATCTGCATAAACCCCAAACTTCTCGCTTGGCAACCAATCAATTGTTTTTACTGAATGTTGAACAAATAGTTGCTCACCCATCCACGGAGTACCAACTTCAATACCATAATGTGTGACCCAGAAGTTGGGATCTTGATAGAACTTTTCCTTGACAAGAGTATTTTCTTCACATGGAATAATTTTATAGAAACCACCTTGCAATGATATGCCAGGTCTATACCATCTTCTAAATCCAGCTAGCTGTCTTGGTTGTGCATTAAATATACTATCCAAATCACCAACAACCAATTGGTCGATGTCCATGATGACTGTTGGCCTGTCACAATCAAAGAATGATATCTTATCCCAATGTCTGTTAGGACAATCCGTCTTCACAACAAAGTTGAAATCGCCAGAATAATTCTTGGCGATTCCTCTTTCTAGTTTATCAAGATATGTTGTCGGATACTTGGTGCCGAAGTGTGTTACACATACATCAAGCACTATTGACCTCTACGATCGAGTCTTCCCACCAATCTTTGCTTTGTAAGTCAAACAAGTAAGAGCAGGTCATCCTCCAACAGCTATATGTCTTAGCTGTGTGCCAAACTACATTTCTCTTGGATTGTGGATCAGTTGTAACATCTCCCCAATGTCCAAAATAGCTTGCCTTGCACTGCCAACCTGGAACATCTACTATCCGTTCCATCTCACCAGTAGCACCATTAATGTTCTCCCAGTAACCATCCCCAGTTTCCGAGAATGTGAATATTAGATTATATCCAGGGGCATTCGTGTTATTGTGCCAACCAATAAAACCTTCTTCTGGATAAGCAACAACCAAAGCATTTCTGCGCATTCCAAGTGCACTCATTAAGTCGGTATTGAATTTGGTTTGAGTGTCAATGAATAGTTTCTTGAACGGAGGATCTGCTTTCTCTGTCCATTTCAACTGATCGGTTTTCAATTGAACAAACATTCCAGCTTCTGGATAACCTTCATGCTTGGCGCCACTATTGACAATTTGATTCCTATAATAATCGCTGTGCCAATGTTCAATAGTACGATCCCCCGACTCTAAACCAGGAGGTAGCTGTGTCTTAATCTTTTCAGAGATCTCTTCTTTGCGAGCAATTACAAAATCACTCCATGTTGTTAAGATGTCAAGAATTTCCTCATTGTGGATCTTAACATCTTGCATTATAGGTCCGTTATTAGAATCCTGCTTCATATCCATGTGGATTATCCTTATTTAAACTAGCAGAGTGGTGCATGAATATAACTGGATTCTCTGGTTGAAGGCCATAGACATCATAGTTAACATAGTTGTTCCAACGAGCATCATCTTTAAACACTCCAACACTTAGGTCGCTCCATTGATCTTCTTTGTGAAGCATATACCAAAGTGTAAACTGGTCCCACCATTTCTGATCTTCACGTTCACCATAGCTTTTCAAGTCCCATTCACCGGTTGCTGGATCTGTTGGCCACCACTCATCTCTTTTTTGTAATGTGTATAGTCTCCACCATCTTTCCATAAATGACAACACTTTTTTGTTGGATGAATTGTAAAGACAGACACCACCATTATACTCAAACTTGCCAGCAGGGAAGTATCTATTTTTAAAGGCTTCATCTCTTTTTTCATTAAGCTCAGTGAACATCATATCATGACCACCCAGTTCATCAAATACTGTGGCCACATCCTCATGCTGACATTCCATGTCTGCATCGATGTATAGTGTTCTATCGTAAGGAGTTTTCCACATACCCCACAGCTTGGCTCTATAATCACCTTGAAGCTCTGTGTATATGGTTCTGTCTGGGACCGACTCTGCTCGATCATCAGTCAAATCTTTATCAACCACGAGGCAACAATCTGCCTCGGGATAATAATCTTTGATACTTTCAATAAGGTTTAGCGCAGAATAATAAAATGACTTCGATTTTGAAGCTACGATAAGGTATCCGTTACTTGGATTCTTCTTCGGTTGATTCACTGTTGATACTCTCCATAATAATCATAGTCGCAAACACATTCACTTCAACTGTGTTCTTAGCTTTACGTAGCTTTGCTTTTAACACTCTGTTGGTGCTGTTCTTGATATCTTCCACCTCAAAAGCCTTCAGCTTGTAATTGAACAACTCCTCCAATGAACGAGCCTTCGCCACTTCTGCCTGATGTTGAGCTTGTTGCTCGCGTTCAGAAGTTTTGCGCTCTATACGTTCAGTAGTGTTAGCATCGATCTTTTCTGCGCCAACTTGTTCCATCAAACTTGTCCAATCAGGGTTCAATGACCCATCCGCACCAAGTTTGGTTACAGTTATTACTTGCCTTGTTACTGGAGAGTTTTCACCATCCTGCGATTCGAGGATACCAGTAACTGTATCCTTCTGATCGACTGTTCCATCAGTCCAGAAGGCATTGTCTATCCACTTTCTATTCATTTAGTTTAATTCCTTTTAAGCAGTCCGTTGATATAAAGTGTAAGTTTCTATCGTGGTGTTTGATGATAGAATAGTTTGCCCCAAGTAGTTACCTACATAGTTTCCTGTAAAGTTACCAGCAAAGTCACCAACATAGTTGCCGAGCCAGTTACCAGTATAATCAGCAACAAAGTCACCAGTCCAGTTACCAGTAAAGTCCCCAACATAGTTGCCGAGCCAGTTGCCCACAAAGTCTCCGACGAAATCCCCAGTCCAGTTACCAGTAAAGTCCCCAACATAGTTGCCAAGCCAGTTGCCTACAAAGTCTCCAACAAAATCACCAGTAAAGTTACCTGTGTATGTAGGAGTACTGGTACGTGTGGAGATTCGGGTAAAGTTTCGGTTACTGTCTCTGGTACTGATTCTTGTGTATGTTCTTGTACCAGCAAAGTTGCCTGTGAAGTTGCCTGTGAAGTTACCAGTCCAAAGCTGAATGTTATTCGTGTAATGGGCCATACCATTTGAATGCCAACCTTGAGTAATAAACCCTTGGTTTGAACCAGCCTGAGAACCACGATATGATATTCTAGTACTGGTTCTGGTGAACGCCGTGTTACCTACAAAGTTACCAGTAAAGTTACCGGTGTAATCTCCAGTAAAGTTACCAGTAAAGTTACCTGCGAAGTTGCCAACAAAACCTTGTGTACTGATCCGAGTGTAGTTTACAGTACTATTGCGAGTATAGTTGGCTGTAAATGTGTTAGTGCTGTTTCTTGTAAAAATGCTAGTATAGTTTACAGTACTGTTACCAACATAGTTGGATGAGAAGTCAGCAGTGCTGTTCCGTGTAAAAATATTAGTAAAGTTCGGTTGCGATACACGAGTGTAGTTTGCAGTAAAATCTTGCGTACTATTTCGAGTACTGATTCTGGTGTAGGTAGCTGAATAGTCAACATCACCAACTTGATTTCTTGTATCTGTAGCTGTACCTCGTGCAACCCAGGTTCCACTGTCGGTCGGAACGCCTTGGGCCGAGCTTCTCAATTGATATGTTCCAACGCCAGCGGTGCCAGACATAATTCTAGTTTTCATCCTAGCGCCGAATGTTTCCTTCATTTCAGCGTCAGTCATTTCTTGCAAGTTACCGCTGCTATCTCTCAACTTAATAGATCTGACAGCGGTTGGGGCAGTCATCGTTTGACGTTGGTAGATGTTGTATGCTACTGATGTACCATCAGTTTCTGTGTTAGTAAAGATGTTTGAAATGTGAACATCATACGCAGCACCAGGAGAAGAAGATCCGAGTCTATATGTCCCAGGATATTCATTAGCTGCCCAAGTTGCTCTTAGACGATCAACACAAGCATTAAAATCTGTGTCATCCATTTCTTGAATACCAGAAAGTGTTCCATCCCATTGACAAGGTCTGTGGAAGTCTCCGTCTGATTCCCCCGCCGTACCCTCTACTTGATAAAAGGTTGTATTAGTGGTTGTGATGGATATAGATGATCCTGGATGAGTTCCAACCGCTTGGCCGTATACTGTATTTGAATATGTACCTACCGTAGCGTTACCAGATGCTGTAGTGGTAAGAGCTGCGACCGCTGTATTTGCATCATCTGCTAGATTTAACCCAGCTTGATATGCAGCATAGTTCTCTTCCGCGGTGGTCATCTCACGCATATCGCCTGCGGAGCCATTAAGTTTTAACGGAGTATTTCCCATTTAAGTCCTCATAATTAGCCGTTAAGCAATGTACCGGATGAGTTATAAACATCTGGCATTCTAGTTTCTAACTCGTTCAAAGCTGCAACGAGAGATCCTTGTGCGGTTGTATTTAGTGATGTAAGATCACCCTGGTTACTATCCAACTCATTTATTGCTGCAACCAGACTCACTCTTGTGGATGTTGAAAGCGAGGCAATAGTACCTTGTGCGCTATCTAGTTCGTTTATCGCAGCAACAACGTTGGTCTTATCTGTTGTGGTAAGGTTGGATAGAGAACCAACTGTGCCAACAGTACCACCTTGTGCACTGTCAAGAGCATTGATATCACTGTGTAACTCATTAATAGCAGTTACTAGATCTGCCTTATTAGTTGTGGTTAAAGATAACCTTGTACCNACATTTGAATCTAAGTTGTTGTGGTTTGTTTCAATCTCATTGATTGCTGATACTATATCTGATTTGTCGACAGTTGTCAACGATGCCATTGTACCAACATTAGAATCTAGATTGTTGTGATTGGTTTCCAATTCATTAATCGCCGCAACAGCAGATGTTGTGGTGCTGGTAGTTAATGATGAGTGGTTACCAAGTTCTGTTCTAAGTTCTCTGATGGCAGCACTAATGTCAGATGCTGACAAACCAGTAAAGGTCATGTTACCAATGTCAGCTTCATGCTCATTGATTGCGCCGGTTAATGTCTTAGCGGCTGTGTTCAATGATGTGTGTGGTCTTGCACCAATATCTGAATCGAGTTCGTTTATACCAACAACAGCTGATGTAGTAGCAGTGGTGAGCGCACTATGATCACCAAGTTCAACCCTAAGCTCTCTTATAGCCGCAGAGATATCAGATGCTGATAATCCAGTAAATGTCATGTTACCAATATCGGTCTCATGCTCNTTTACAGCAGCGGTTAAATCCTTTGCTGCAGTATTAAGAGTGGTGTGAGGTCTTGCCCCAATATCAGAATCTAATTCATTAATTGCATCTTTNATAGACGCTCTCTGACTTGTGGTTAATTGATACAGGTGACCAATATCACTATCTAAGTTATTTACAGCATGCGTTAGATTCTTTGCATCAGTAGTTAAGGTAGTGTGTGGCCGAGGACCAATGTCAGAATCCAGCTCATTTGCAGCGAGTGTAAGATTCTTAGCAATTGTTGTTAAAGTTGTGTGGGGACGCGGTCCGATGTCACTATCAAGCTCATTGATAGCACCAACCATGTCTGAATCGACGATTGTTGTAAGATTGTTAGTAGCGCCGGCATCTTTAGCAATCTGGTTTGTCTTCTGACGCCAGATGTTGATACTGTCTGTTAGTACAACTATTTCTCTAGGCTTACCCATATATCTACTTCTCTACTAGTTTTTTCAACAGATCTTTTATATCACTGATCTCATTCTTTAGTAGACCCACGTCTTGTTTCATTTGTTCATACTCTTTAGCCTTCTTTCTTCTCAGCTTCTTTGCGAGTCGAGCTTGGGCTAGTTCATCTATATTTATACTAACAATGGCCTGCGTATTTGGGTCGCGGGCCATTGAAGCATTGTTTTCAACTGGTACCAGTTTAGTCATTCAGAGCAATGATCCTTAAATCTTTGAACATTGGAACCTTGCTTGAGTTGATTGATTTCATCACAATCTTTACCTGGAATTCAGTAAATTCATCAAGGGTTCCAGTTTGGCCTCCTGCAAGATATCTATAGTCTCTAAATGAATTAGGATTATCATCTGCTGGCATCTCAACTTCAGGAGAGAGTAAAGTATAGTCTGACTTGCCTATTTGAGTAGATGCATTGGTTCTGTAGTATACATCAAAGCTAGCTGCAGAGGGTTTGTTAGCTGAAAGCAAAATCTTGAGACCAATCGCGCCTACAGCAAGAGATGTTACTTTAGTGAGATGCTTAGCTAAGTGTGTGCCACCTCTAGGATCAGTTTCAGCAACATATGATAGAGGAGCGTTGTTCTGACCTGGAGTTGCTGAACCCGAAGTTTGAAGATCAATCCTGTTACTGATCATCGCATATTGCATTCTTGATAGTGGAATGATAGGTGATATAAATCCACTAGTAGAAGCTAAGTTCACCTTAACTGTATTTGCCTTTACATCTGTACCCACATTAGCATCCATATTGCGTTTCGATGCTGTCAGTCTTGGTGTGTTGAAATAAATATTTGTGTCAGGGAATATGTTAGTATACGAAGTATCTTTTATGTAGTTGCTTTCAGCGCCTGCAAGTGATTTACCCGTTGTAAACTTCCCTTCAAAGGATACAAGTGTTCCATCTGGCAGTAGAGGATCTGATTTCAAAACAGCCACATTATAGTTAAACTGATTTTCTATCTTAGGTCGCCCACCACCAGTTATTGTAGATGATGCGGTGTCACTTGCTCCAGCAGTAAATTGGAACCCTGTTCCATCTTTTGCTGTGACTGTTCTGTTACCATTTATGTTAGCAGCAGCAATTCCACCAAGAGCAGTTGCAGATGAAATCCTCACAACATCTCCTACGTCGAATCCATGATCTTCTACTTTAACGGTAACAGTGCCTGAACCACTTACCACGGAAATACTATTCGCTGGAAGTACTTGATCTGGGAGGTTACGGTTTTCAAAGACAGCTGTCCCTGAAGTGTTGAATTCTGCTCTCATAAGCTCAAAGGTCATATCCGTAAGCTGATCTGGTTCCCAGGTTCTAGCGTTTTGCGACTTAAATAAAACACCCAAGTTGGATTGACGTCTGAGCTTTTTCTCAGTTGAATTCAACATGAACTCTCCAACCTTAGCAACATATAATTCATATTCATCTGAATCAGAAAGTACAACAATTGAATACTCTGTATTTCCTTGACAGAATATTGGCTCGTCAAAAGTGAATGTGGTGATGTTGGAGCCATCGTCTGAGATACTAACAGCTGCTGGAGTTTTATAAACTTGCGATCCTGGTAAGAACTCTGTTGAATGTGGAAATCCGTTTACCACTGGACGTATTTCAACTTGTACAGGAACATTCTTAGTGGACTTAGTTTTAAATCTTAGTTTCAATCCAGTTAAGAATGCACCACTAAATTCTTCAACAACAAAGGTTTGAGCTAAAGGATCAGATCTATTTAATCTTCTACGCAGCGCTTCATCGATGAACTTCGTTGTCTCTGTTTCAGTACCAGCTCGTGTTAACTGGGTTTGTGTAGACGACTCTTCTGTACCAATGTGTACAGTTCTAGTTTGCAAAACATCTCTCTGTCTTGTAACCAATGTACCAGTAGAAGTATACGCTGTCTTGGCTCTTGATAATGCATTAGCTTCATTGTTTGAGCTGATGTCGAGAAGTTTGAATTCTCTCTCACCAGTATTAAATGATTCAGTGTCTGTATTGGGTAAGAAGAATGATCCTTCAATTGCACCCTGTGCATCAGATATTAGGTTAGACGAAGTTTCTGGATGGCTTGTGATGTCTTCATAACCTGAGGAATAATCTGAATCTCCAGCAGATGCAAAGTTAAAGGTTTCTTCTCTACAAAAATCAGAAACCAGTTTACCTCCAAAGAATGGGAAGAATCTGGTGTTTGGTCTAAGGCCTTCTGCTTTGAAGAAAACTTTTTGAGACCGCATCTTAGGAATAAGAGTTCTACTTACAACCCTGTTTCCAACTGTCTGGTTAACTGTAGAGAACCCTGTCACAACGGCCGCTGCTGTATTGATTGTACGAACACCTGACCTAGTAGTTTCAAAAGTTGTTGTACGGTCAAATTGAGCCATGTTTCCATGTACTGTAAGATCAGGAGTATCTTGCTGACTGATAACATCACCACGCGTAGTTCTACCCCACGTTGTAGAAGAGGAGCGTTGGCTACCAAGCTGTGTTCCAACAGTTTCGTTACCATTCCAGTTCCAGTTCCAGTTGTCCCAAAGTTTATTTTGATCTACATCAAACTGATCGTCACCTTTAATAATTTTATCAGCAAGATATCTAGTTTCTCTCCACGCNTCTGCAGATGGAGAGATCAACAAGGAACCAATATTTTGTACAACAGCAAATGGGTTAACATTCAGTACACCTGTCATACTGTCGTTTTTAATAAAAGATGTTTCAGTGTAGTTCAAGTAAAGATTATCGCCCTTGCGCACCACATTGGAAGTTTCTGCATCAGCACTTTCAAATTTCATAGACACAGCTTTTTCATTGAAACTTGGTCTCATCAATTTTCTGGAGGGGTCAATAGATGCTCTATATTCTATACTTCTTGTGTTTGATCTACGTTGATCAGCAAAGTTGTCAACGTAGAATCCTGATTTAGTTCTTATGGCACCAGTTTCATCGAGGACAGTAAACGTAGAAGTTTTTAACTCCAGCATAGTAAGAGCAGTTGCTTCTTCCAATGATTCGAGTCTTTGTTCAAGTTTACCAATCTCCTCCATTGTGTATCTCTTTGCTTCAGATCGAGTCACAGCAAGGTCTGAAGTATCCAGAACATATGGAGCCATCTCAATTTTATACAACTCAAGTGTATTGGCTGGTGTATTTGGCATTCTTGGATTTAGTGATGGAGCTCCTTGAACAACTTGTAATCCTCCTTCACGATCGACCACAAGTTTAGCACTTTTGCCCAGATAGTAATTAGCATCAAACTGGACAGTATCTGTGTTGCGGGGTACTTCGTTTATGATTGCACCACTTCCAAAGTTACCAGAGGAGTTAACAACTGGTCTAAAGTCTAACATCTCTCTTAACGGAGTTGAGATACCGTTATCATCAGTGAACGATGGTATGTCCTCATAGTTGACCTGACCAGTGTAGCTGTTGACAGCAAAGAAGTCACCAGCCGCGCCGTGTGAAAAGTACTTGTAGCGAACAAATGCAGTAGCAGGTGCTGTGCTTCCCTTAATTACATCCATTCTTCCAAGTCCATAATGTGACACTCTTTGACCATTATCTGTTTCCACGATGCCAGATATATCTGCCCCATCACTATCTGTAATTCTTATTCTATCGAAACTGAAGATGTCTGGCTTAGCTAAAGTATAGAATTCTTGGCCTTCGCCATCACTATCTACACTAATGGTTTCAGTAGTTTCAGCTAAAGTCTTCGTTCTTACTGTACCAGCGCTTTTGTTGACGTATGCGAGTACTTCATATGATCCCTGACTCGCCGCTGCACCACTGATAGAAGCTGAAGTTGTGCCTGATCCAGATACTGAAACAACTTCTGTATCAGAGTCAGCAGCGCCAGCAATCCACAAATTAGTATCTGCAAATGTTTCTCCAGAAGCTGACAACGACAAAGAAGCAGCACCTGATCCATCCGTAGATGTTGAAAACCGTCTTTGTACTGTTAGAGATATGTCTGAGATAGCTTGTGGGCGACTTTCTGGGAGTGCAAATAGCAACCCATCATCACCAGCATCTTGTCTCTTTGCTTGGCTGTTCTCCAACACAACATTCCAATAGTTGGTAACAGAAGTACCAATAGACTTTACTGAACGTTCGTTTGATCCAGCATTCATCTGGAAATCAAACAGGTAGATTCTCCAGTTAGCTCCATCCTCTTCAACAGCTCTTACACGAGCTGTACCTATTGTTGAACCACCATGAGCTACAGCACTTCTAAGATTGAATTGCTCAAACGTGTTGATATTGGGAACACCCTTGTTACCAGAAACCACATAGAAGTTACCATAAGAAGCAGCTGACACATCGTTATTCTGAGTGGTTGTAGTTCTTGGTTTGTTGACTGGTAAAATACTTTCTGTTTCTCTTGCTGCTCTATAACCGTCAACATATGCGATACCTGGATCAACTCTAAAGTCTAGTTTGGTGTTATCTGAATCGTTATCAGCAAAGGTAAGAATGAACGGATCTACAATATAGTTGCCAGATTCTTCTTTGGTTCTGGTCGCTAGAACGTCTCCCAGTTTGTTATACTGTTCACCTGTTGGGGATGCAATACTTGATTGGATAGCGCCATCAACAACCTGAGCGATTTGGATAAAGTTTTCATCTGAATCTACGTTGACTTGGTCGCTTAACGTGAGTCGGATTCTATATCTATCTGCTCCAGGTGATGCAACATTCGGAGTAGCACCTTGATTATCGTAAAGATCATCAGTATCAGAAACTGTGACAATATCTTGAATTACTTTGAACCCAACGTTGACAGTTGGATTACTTGTATATTTGCTGATCACTAAGTTTTGCGATGGAGCAAATACAACACGCCCTTGGGTGAAATACTCTCCTCCATGTGTTGAGAATCTAGTGCCTGTACCAATTGCTGGATTGGATGTAGTGTTGGTTGATTGAATGGTAAATGTAAAACCACCACCACTAAGGTCCTCACCTGGAGCGACTCTAATCGCACTTGCACCTGAGGTCCC